TTACGGGGTAATGCCAACTGCTGCCGCCACTTTGTCGCCACTTGGCAGCGTTGCCAGAGGATTGAAACGGAGCGCCGTTTCCAGATGATCCGGTGCCAGATGAGCGTAACGCATAGTCATTTTTATATCGTGATGTCCGAGGATTTTTTGCAAAGCAAGGATATTTCCACCCGACATCATGAAATGCGCCGCAAACGTATGGCGCAGAACGTGTGTCAGTTGACCGCGAGGGAGAACGATAGACGTTTTTTCCATTACGGATAAAAATTGAAAATAGCAGTCTGTGAAGAAATTGAACCCATCAAGTGCCATGATCTCTTCGTAAAGCTCTTTACTGATAGGGATGCTTCTGTTTTTCTTCCCCTTCGTTCTTACAAAGGTAATTCGGTATTTGGTCACCTGTGAACGAGTAAGATTTACGGCTTCTCGCCAGCGTGCGCCTGTGCTTAAGCATATCTTAACTACCAGTGCCAGAATTGGGTCCTGACGTTTGCAATCAGCCAGCAATTCAACAATCTGCTCATGGGTAAGCCATGCCATCTCTTTTTCTGCGATGGTGAATTTTCGCATGTTCTCCAGTGGGTTCGGATACGACCATTCGCCCAGGCGGGATAGTTCGCTAAAAACACTACTTAGATAGCTTTGCTCCAGATTAATGGTGACCGGGCTTGCTCCTTTCTTCCATTTCTCGCTGAAGTAGATCTCGCCTGTCAGGCGTTTATCTCGATAGTGGGCAAACATTTTAGAGGTGAGATCGGTTGCAAGGGGATTGCCCAGAGCGTCAACCATCAACAGCAATTTGTCATAGACATGCTGCCCAGCAGTCAGAGATTTACCATGTAGTTTGAACCATAGCTCAACCACGTCTTTCAGTGTTCGACGATCCACTGATTCACCCAGCCAGGGTTTTGCTTCGGTTTCTTCCATCGTGTGACGCTCAAAAGCCAGAGCTTCGCCTTTGGTGGCGAATTGTTTACGCACACGACGTCCACTACGTCCGGCGGGATAACATTCGCAAAGCCATTTTCCTGTGGTGAGTTTTCGTACTGCCATAAAAAATGCCCTCATATCAGAGGGCTAAATTTAACTGTGTGTTTGACCAGTGGTCAATGTATGTAAGTAATAAACCATACATTAGACATTTAGTCAGGAATTGAGTCTTGAAGGTGACGGACTGGAAAATTAAAACTGTAACTATCGTTATAAAAATCTGATAGATTGTAGATTCTTAATATTATGCGATTACATAATAATCTCAATATTTTAACTTCACGAATGAGAGGGATTATTTCACTATCATCAGATTTGTTTCCATGAGCTGAATTGTTACGCTGTTTGAAACTGTTTTTTTCTAATGCTCCTAAGGTTAAGTTTAATGTTTCGTAAAATCTATTTGTTAGAATTGACTGTGGCGTTTGATTTAGACCAGATAATTTATTCGAGAGTAGATTCTTATCTTCCTCATCCAAAGAAATTTCTTCAGTTATAATTTTCGATAGTGATTGATGTAATTGTTTCCATAGATTTTTATTTACAAGTTTTGTATTGATCTTTGTGGGGTTTTTCTCTATAAATTTTCGTTGGATAAACTCTAATGTAGCACCGAAACCAACACCCTTTAGATGTAGGGGGGATGCAGCCGCATGCCAATAGAGCCAAGAGAAATGAGAGAAATCATATTTGTCATAATGGTCAACAATTTTTTGAACCATTTGGCTAATTTCACTTTCATCAAGGAATAAATATTCTGAACCAACTGGATGTAATGGTGCAGGGGGTAGGCTATTAGCCGTATAATATAAGTCATTGATAGCGTATTGCGTGTAAATTTCAGATTCAATAGAGTTGTAATTTTCATCCTTCAAAGTGCTTGATATATGAATTAATTTACACCCTAATATAAAAGATAATGCATCTCTTATTTTCTTTCTCAGTTCGTTGTCACACTCCTTGCTATAAAGAATGAATCCAGGATTATATTTTTTGTCAATTGTTAAACAATCATTATGTCCAAAGAAAATATCCATTTCATTAACGCGAATACTACAACATTTTAAACTATTAGATGTAGTATAGTTCTTATCGAAGAAGGAGATAGTACTTCTGGCAGATACAAAGTTTCTTTTAATTGTATTTTCATATGATTCTTTAATGCTTGAAGTCCAGCAGTATTGCCCTATGTCTAAATTTGTAATCCAGTCAATTATGAATTTGTTTTTTTCTGCATGTTTAATTGAGTTGTTACATTGTTTTACAGTTGATATTGAGCATTTTATAGTGGCAAAGGTTTCATGATGGTCAGTTTTTATGTTTGTGCTTGACAGACTTATGCCATAAAATTCTAATGTAATGTTCTTGTTGTTAATATCTTCTAAAATAAGATATCCATCAATTTTATATATATCACCTTCTTTTCTCTCTGGCTCATTAAAAAAAATAATATTCAAAGCCTCCTTTTTGGGAGGCTTGTAAGTAATCTCTAAAATTAATCTAAGTTTATCATCTCGAGATATTCTGAAAGAGTGGAAATTGTTTAATATTCGATTGCTATCTTTAAATTTCCAATGATCACATTGAATTTTTTCTAAGTCTTCCCAGCCAATATTCATTTAAATAACCTTCCATTATATTTGAGATTCGATAGTTGATACAACGCGACCTTTTAACGAAATATCACTAACGTTACTTATAAAGCTTGTTAGGTTGTTTTCAATTTTTAGCTGACCAGCAGGCATGCGATACACTTTCCGAAACGATAAATTTCCATCAATTGATATTAACCAAGTCCCATCGGAATAGTTAGCATTTGAACAATCAACGAAATGAATTGTTTTTATATCTCTAATCACATGTAGATTATCGAAGCCTACGGGCAATAATTTATCGTCGAAGGTAACAAGTCCATCTTCGACAAGTACGCCATTTTTTAAAATATAGGACTGTAATTCTTTTACGCTATTAGATGACGTAGAGCCAAGAGTTTTAGAACCATTCCCTGTTACTAGCCATTTGAGTGAGACGCCTGTCTCTAGCGCACACTGAATTATGTAGTCAGCAGGAAATGTATCTCGCAGGTAGCGGTTTGCCAAAGTACTACTGCTGATCCCCAATCGTTCACACAGCGCTTGTTTCGTCGTAACCCCATATGCTTCTAGCATACGCTCAATAGCTGCTTTTCCGCCTTTTCGCAAATCCATAAAATTCCCGAAACGTGAGTAAATACCTTGACACTCACGTTTCGTGAGTTTAAATTCATCTCGAAACGTGAGTAATTCACTTCTTATCCCGGCTCGCCACAAGCCAATAGGAGATGTTGCATCATGACCCCTAATATTTCAATAACTCTGAATACACCACACGTCACAATTGAGCGTTATAGCGAACTTACTGGTCTTTCTATCGACACAATCAACGATATGCTGGCTGATGGTCGCATCCCTCGCCATCGTCTTCGAAAAGACAAGAAAAGAGAAAAGGTAATGATCAACCTTGCTGCTCTCACTGTTGATGCACTTACTGATTGCAATGTTGTATTTAACTAGTTCCATTTTGGGATACATCAGGGGTGTCGACTATGTTTGATTACCAAGTTTCCAAACATCCACATTTTGATGAAGCCTGTCGTGCATTCGCACTGCGCCACAACCTGGTGCAACTGGCAGAACGTGCAGGCATGAATGTGCAGATTCTGCGGAACAAGCTGAACCCAGCTCAACCTCATTTATTAACCGCACCAGAAATCTGGCTGCTTACCGATCTGACTGAAGATTCAACGCTGGTAGATGGTTTTCTGGCACAGATTCATTGTCTGCCATGTGTACCGATTAATGAGGTAGCAAAAGAGAAACTGCCACATTACGTCATGAGTGCAACCGCAGAGATCGGGCGTGTTGCTGCAGGTGCGGTATCTGGCGATGTAAAAACCAGTACAGGTCGTCGTGATGCTATCAGCAGCATTAACTCTGTAACACGACTGATGGCGTTGGCTGCTGTTTCATTGCAGGCCCGTTTACAGGCTAACCCTGCGATGGCGAGTGCAGTTGATACCGTGACTGGCCTCGGTGCTTCATTCGGTTTGCTGTGAGGTGCTTATGCTGACGAAAGAACCATCATTTGCGTCGCTGCTGGTAAAACAAAGTCCGGCAATGCACTACGGTCACGGCTGGATTTATTTACCTTGTGGGAAAAAGTGGCATCCAAGTTTTGAATTACAACCCCGGCAACAGGCTTACCGGGGAAGAAATAAAAAGCGATTCCTACAAAGATTTATGGTTAACGTGGCAAACAACCTGCGAACCAAGCGAAAAGTTTTTCTTGGAAGCTGAGGTTTACATCGTCAACCCGACCACAGGCAATAGCAGCTCTTTTGTAGGCAGGGTTTAACAAAGATCCGAATGTTGTGGAGTCAGAGTGATGCAAAGCTTTCAATTTTTGTGCAATGAACTGTGGAGACAATTCATCCTCGGCGTAAAGCAACTCACCATATTGTCGGCTTTGTACGCTTGCTCGTTCCGCAATAATAGCTGGTTGCCATACAAGTTGGATTGCTGTCATTAATTTATCAGCTCGACCATGGAACGTTGCTGTCATTAGTTCAAGGTAATAACAGTAGTGTAATTGGAAGTATTCGGAGCTTTGTTTAGTCATGCCGGATTCCTATTTCTTCTCTTGCCCCGGTTCAGGCTGAGGTGCTGGAGCCGGGCGAGGGAGTACATGAAAGTTGTCTGTTTCTGACATCAGTTTTCTCCTTTGAGGGGTAGATGATTGTTAGCACAAATAGTCTACCACTGAGGCACGCGCCGGGCGTGTAGAAAAATTCCCGGCACAATCATTTGCATCGCTGCTGGTAAAACAAAGCCCGGCAATGCACTACGGTCACGGCTGGATCATGGGTGAGGATGGTAAACGCTGGCATCCATGTTATTCACAAGATGAATTGCTGTCTGAAGTGACCACGAGGAAACGGAGAAAGTCCAAATGTATGCGGTAGAAAGTGAAGTGGTTTATCAGTTTCGTTACAGAGGGGATAGTTATTCAGTACCTGAAGATGATTTGCTCTGTTGTTATCCGTCGTTGTCGGGCGATGGCAGTTACTTTTTCACACTAAAGGATGGGACGTTTTTACGGGGAGAGCAGGTTAAAGAGACGGTACGAAAAAATGTATCTCCCCTTGAGCGTTACCGTAAGAACAAAGAACGATAGTTGCGTTTTGGGGATATGAATTATGGCAATTAATGGCGCTGCGGCGACTGTTCCATTAAGCCCCGGTGAACGCCTGAATGGACTTAATCACATTGCGGAATTAAGAGCGAAAGTTTTTGGCCTGAATATTGAGTCAGAGCTTGAGCGGTTTATTAAAGATATGCGTGATCCACGGGATATCAATAATGAACAAAATAAACGGGCACTGGCTGCCATATTCTTTATGGCAAAAATTCCAGCTGAACGTCATAGCATCAGCATTAATGAGCTGACCACTGACGAAAAGCGGGAGCTGATTAAAGCAATGAATCATTTTCGTGCAGTGGTGAGCTTATTTCCCAGACGGCTAACCATGCCGAATTAACCAACTAATGAAATTCATGGCGTAAACCCGCCAGGCATCCCTTTATCTAAATTCAGGAGAATTGATTATGCGTAATATTGAAACCCTCACGACTAAAACCGGACCGGATGATGCAGGGCTTAATATTTTACTGACAGAGGCTCGTCTGGAAGAACGCCGGGCAAGGGCTGAAGCAATGGCAGCTCGCCTTGATAGCCTGGCGTGTCATATCACATCCCGCCAGCTAAACCACGTCGAAGCGGCAGAACTGCTGCGTGTGACTGCTGAAGCAATCCAGAACGAAGCGCAGGAGATCCACTGATGGCTGATGCAATGGATCTCGTACAGCAGCGCGTTGAAGAAGAACGCCAGCGTCATATCCGTGCTGCCCGCGCCAAAACGCCGGGCGTATCCCGCGTGCTTTGCATTGAGTGCGAAGCACCAATTCCGCCAGCACGACGTCGCGCCATTCCGGGTGTGCAGCTTTGCATTACCTGTCAGGAAATCGCAGAGCTGAAAGGCAAACATTACAACGGAGGTGCTGTATGAGCACCATCCTGAAATGGGCGGGTAATAAAACCGCCATTATGCCGGAACTGAAAAAATACCTTCCTGCTGGCCCGCGACTGGTTGAACCTTTCGCGGGTTCTTGTGCTGTGATGATAGAGACGGATTACCCCAGCTATCTTGTTGCGGATATTAATCCTGATTTAATCAACCTCTATAAAAAGGTTGCTGCTGATTGCGAGGCGTTTATATCTCGTGCCAGAGCTTTATTTGAGGAAGCAAACAGGGAGGTGGCTTATTACAACATAAGGCAGGAGTTTAATTACTCCACTGAAATTACTGATTTCATGAAAGCGGTATATTTCCTGTATCTCAATCGTCATGGTTACCGTGGGTTATGTCGCTATAACAAGAGCGGGCATTTCAACATTCCCTACGGGAATTATAAAAATCCGTATTTCCCTGAAAAAGAAATTCGCAAATTTGCAGAAAAAGCCCAGCGAGCAACGTTTATCTGCGCCAGCTTTGATGAAACGCTGGCGATGTTGAAGGCGGGGGATGTGGTGTATTGCGATCCGCCTTATGACGGTACGTTTTCCGGCTATCACACTGATGGCTTCACTGAGGATGACCAGTATCACCTGGCATCCGTTCTTGAACATCGATCATCTGAAGGTCATCCGGTCATTGTTTCTAACAGTGACACATCCCTGATTCGTTCGCTGTATCGCAATTTCACTCACCACTACATCAAGGCAAAACGCAGCATCGGCGTGTCGGCTGGCGAGAGTAAATCTGCAACAGAAATCATTGCTGTTTCCGGGGCGCGCTGCTGGGTGGGATTTGATCCTTCGCGTGGCGTGGATAGTTCTGCTGTGTACGAGGTGCGTGTATGAGTCATGACGATATGAGCAACTCTAGCGGCTTTAACGAGGCCGCTGCAGCATTTTCATGGAACGGCCCGAAAAAGGCCATTAACCCTTATCTGGACCCGGCGGAAGTTGCGCCGGAGTCTGCACTTTCAAACATGATCACTCTGTACGCTGCCGATAACGAGCAGGAACAGCTGCGCCGCGATGCACTGAGTGAGCAGGTCTGGGAGCGTTATTTCTTTAATGAATCCCGTGATCCTGTCCAGCGCGAAATGGAGCAGGATAATCTCATTAGTCGGGCAAAGCTGGCGCATGAGCAGCAGCGTTTTAACCCGGACATGGTCATTCTGGCGGACGTCAGCGCCCAGCCCACCCACATCAGCAAGCCGCTGATGCAACGTATCGAATACTTCAGCAGCCTGGGCAGGCCAAAGGCTTATTCCCGCTATTTGCGTGAGACGATTAAGCCATGTCTGGAGCGACTGGAGTATGTACGCGACAGTCAGCTATCCGCTTCTTTCCGTTTTATGGCAAGCCATCAAGGGCTTGAGGGCCTGCTGATCCTGCCTGAAATGAGTCAGGATCAGGTAAAACGCCTGTCCACCCTGGTACGCCAGGTGAAGCTGAAAAGGCGTAAAGACTACAAACAGCGAATTACAGATCATCAGCATCAGCAGCTCGTCTATGAACTGAAGTCCAGAGGATTTGATGGCAGCGAGAAAGAGGTCGATTTACTCCTTCGCGGTGGCAGTATTCCGTCAGGAGCAGGCCTGCGTATTTTCTATCGGAACCAGCGTTTGCAGGAAGATGATAAGTGGCGGAACCTGTATTAATTACGCAGGTTAACAATTCGTGCTCTTAATAATACCAGGCATATCAGGCTGATGAACGTAAAAAAACGTTTTACATCAGTAAGATTATTATATACTGTAAATATAAACAGTGGTTATGTATACAGTGTTTCTTGTGGTGTTATAGGAGGAAAGATGCAGGACTATTTTTTGGAGTCTTTGAAGCTCCAGCGCATTGATTTTTTTCTTAAGCTTGTAGCGGCTAGTGAGTGTAGTGATGAAGAGAAAGGGCTGGCTCTGCAGTGGGTTTCTGAACTGACAGATGAACTCATGGCAAAAATCAGAACCCACGAATACAACCGCTCAATGGATGTCATCAGCTGAGGTGACTTTTATGCGCATTGAAATAATGATCGATAAAGAGCAGAAGATTAGCCAGTCTACCCTGGACGCCCTTGAATCCGAGCTTTACCGCAATCTGCGCCCCCTGTATCCCAAAACGGTAATTCGCATTCGCAAAGGTAGCTCTAACGGTGTGGAACTAACCGGACTGCAACTGGATGAAGAAAGAAAACAAGTGATGAAAATTATGCAGAAGGTGTGGGAGGACGACAGCTGGCTGCATTAAGAAACGTTGCCCCCAGGAGGATTCATTCTGATGGGGGCTAGTTTGGGTAGCGAGTGAAACGAGGCGTAAGGTGGGCGGCCATTTTGATAAGTGATTGTACGATTTGTGTTGTGAGTTCAACGGGACGATGCAACGCTATCCTTAATCAAGGGGACGTTGCTCATACCCATCGATGCAATGAAAATCCATACTCATGGGGAAGACCAGAATGTCCCTGCCTTTTTCATTTTGTTCAGCACATGCACTATGGCCATTGCCTTCCCAAGCTAGCTATCGTAATCACTCAGCGTCAGTAAACTACTGAAAAATTGTTTTACCTTGTATATCAATAATGCCAAATCATACCCAAAAAATCGAAAATAATTAGATCGACAGGCAGAAGGCAATGTGAATAATCTTAAAAACCTTGACTGTCAGTGAGGTTTGGTTCTATAAATAGACTTACGAATTTGAAAGGATGAGTTGAAATGAGCGAAAGGAAAAGAATTGAAGATCAGTATCTTCTCTATCATTTAACATGTATGGATAATCTACCTAGTATTTTAGACACAGGATTAAGATCTCGTGCATCAGTAAAAGGTGAGTTTGTTGATGTGGCCGACGGTGAAATAATAACAGGTCGCGAAGCATTAAATTTGCAAACAATGGTTCCTTTTCATTTCTTTACTAAGAATCCATTTGATGGAAGAGTCCTGAAAGATCATAAGGAAAAATCATTTTGTATTATTTCGGTTTGTCGGGCATTTGCCAAAGAAAATGGTTGGAAAGTTATCCCTAAACATCCATTATCCACCAGTTCTGTTATAGACCTCTTAGATTATGAACAAGGAATGGCCCAAATTGACTGGGAGCTAATGAATATAAGGGATTATAAAAATGCAGAATGCAAATCTGTATGTATGGCTGAGTGTTTATCAAGTGTAACGGTCGAGCCGAAAAATTTCCATTGCATCTTTGTCAAAAATGATAACGAAAAAAAATATGTTGAAGGGTTGATAAAACAACAAGGATTAAGTATATTGATAACGATCAACACTTATATGTTCTAATTCTATGATTAAGTATGCAAGCGGAAATCTTCTAAACTCTACATCGCAAGCTCTTGTGAATGCTGTAAACTGCCAAGGAGTCATGGGAAAGGGTATTGCTTTGGCTTTTAAAGAAACTTTTCCCTATAATTTCGAAGTTTATAAGAGAGCATGCGCCACTGGTACAATGAAAATTGGACAGGTTTTAATTGTAGAGGAAAAGGGAAAAATAATTGTAAACTTTCCCACTAAAGATAGTTGGAGAAAAAAATCAACATATGATTTTATCTCGCAAGGCCTTGAATCTTTAGCAAAAATTATAGATGAAAAAAAAATTACATCAATATCAATACCACCTTTAGGCTGTGGTAATGGGGGCCTCGATTGGAATAAGGTTGAGGCTCTTATTTTAAAAACTTTTCAAAATTTAGATAATGTTGATGTGGTAATTTATCCGCCTGCAACTAACAATCAACTTTCAAAAAATAAAAATGTTATTAATGCTAAGCATCTTTTGGTTCACTACGCCTATGGAAAATTAAAAGTTAAGCAAAAATATTCCCTTTATACAGTTTTTTATATTTGCGAATGTATTGAGAAAGCAAATCTTTTTTTATTCGATTTTAAACATGGTCGGCCATACTCTTCTGAGTTAGAAAATATTATGAAGGATATAGCAAACCTTAAAGTTGAGTTGCAAGGAGATTTTGATGCTTTTATTGAAGATTATATTAATACTCATCAATCCAAAGAGTTACAAACCGAGTTTGGTAAACTAATCTCAACTTTAAATCCAAGTATAAGTTTGCTCAATGCTCTTAAAAATAAGATTGATTATATAGATAGCGTACATGTGATCACGAGAATTGCTAAAGAAAAAGATCATGGCTTGCATATTGACAATTTCAAAGAATATGAAAATATTGTGCAGCATTTAATTAAAAATGGATTGGTAATCGAAGATATTTTTAACGAACTAAAAATAAAGGGAAGTTAGTAGCGCTATTTTCAATTTTTTTGCTGAAATTGCGCATGCACACTCTCACGCATTATAGATGCGGCGTTAATCCCGCCAGGAGTGTTGTTTAATAAATTGAACTATTTCTGCATTGAAGGATCAACTTACGCATTCGCTGACAACGCAGGCACTCTCCTGGCTAAGCAGAAATTCAGAGTAACCAACTGGCACTTTTACAACAATTTTCTTATCAGTTGCGGCTCCATGACTTTCTGGTGGGATAACAAAGCAATTAAGGCGTGGTATTGTAAGTATCCCGCATAATCATGCTAGTAACATTTGTCCCCCATGTAACCTAATTAAGGCAACTTCCGCTCTTCGCTCACAGTGAACCTCCATGTTTGTAAACCCGTATATTTCGTTTTTTAAGTGGTCATTCAGATACGGATTTTCACTTCTCTTGGCTGTGCATGACTATGCTGCATGAAATTGCATGATCGTTTGAGGATCGTTTTTGCTGAGGCCCCCCAGAACTGGCGGGCTTTCGCTTATGTCATGCAGGTGCATGAAAATCACTGCATAAAGCGGGCAGGCGTGGCGGGGATACGAGCGCGCGCTAAGTCATATAAGAGTTATATATTGATTTGATTGCTGGACATGCATACAGTATCGCTCTATCATCTAATAAATCTTAGAGTATTTGACAATGTTTGGATAAAATGGAACCTAACTTATTCATAATCCGCTAAACAGGGATGTCAGATGCCATACCAATTGGTAGAGCTTAGCCCCGTAGCTAACGATCTTGAACAGTTAGGAACCAAAGAGAAGTTTTGGTTCTATTTCTCCGATGACACTGTAAATTTGCAGTTGTTTAAGTACTCTAGGCCAGATACTGGCGAGCATTGGTCTGAAAAGTGTGCTGCTGAGTTATGTCATTTGCTTAACATTCCACATGCTAGCTATGATTTGGCGCGATACAATGGTCGATTCGGTGTGGTGACTCAGAATATCATTCCATCTGGTTTCCGGATGGTAATGGGAAATGAAGTGCTTCACAGTTCGACATTCGATTATCCTGGGCCTTTACAAGCCGGGGAAAAGCCGGTAAGGGTCAGAGAACACACTGTCACAAGGGTATTGGGTTGTTTAGATAGGGAATCTATCAAGCCTCCTCCGAGTGTATATGATCTAACCGGGCTAAATGCAGCAGATGTATTTTGTGGATATTTGATGCTCGATGCACTTGTGAGTAATCAAGATCGCCATCATGAAAATTGGGCGATCATGCTTAACAATGAAACTGGTGAGCAGTTTTTGTGTCCAACATACGATCATGCCGCTAGTTTAGGAAGGGAGATGTTAGATGATGAGCGTAACGAACGGCTTAATACTAAAGATAAAAATCGACAAATCCCATGTTTTGTAAGAAAAGCTCGCTCTGAGCTATTCAAAGCAAAAACTGATAAAAAGCCCTTGCTGACCGTTGAAGCATTTCAACATGCAGTTGAAGGGAGAGTTGCCGCTCGCGACCATTGGTTAGGTAAGTTGAGCGTTTTAACAGAAGATTCCATTACAGATGTGTTTAACCAAGTGCCTTCATCGTGTATATCCGACAGTGCACGTAGATTTGCAACGTTAATGGTAATGGAAAATCGCAGAAGGTTACTAGAATGACTAATACAAACTCCGTTTACGTCGCATGGCAGGCACCAGATACCAGAGACTGGCATGTTGTTGGTAACTTGCAAGAGCGCAAATCGGGGTATGTTTTCAGGTATACCAAAGGTGCTCTTAAATCTACTAAATTTACAAAGTTTAGCGGCATGAGTGATGTTCGTGAAACTTATGTTTCGGAAGAATTGTTTCCTCTTTTTAAAAATCGCCTTTTATCACCGAGACGTCCAGAGTATCCGAGTTTCATTAAATGGCTTGGATTTGAAGAAGATAAGGTAAATCCTATCGATATTCTTGCTCGCTCGGGAGGCCTACGAAGCACTGATCAGCTGCAGATTTTCAAAAAAATTGATGTTGATTCTGATGGTAACTTTGAGCATTTTTTCTTCTTACATGGACTTGGTTACTTAAATAGCTTAGCTAATGCTCGTGTATCTGAATTGAAACCGGGGCAAATTTTGCGTCTTTGCTTGGATCTTCAAAATGAATACGATGGGGATGCTGTTGTCGTTCGTGCAGATAAACCAGCTGAAATCGTTGGTTATTGCCCTAGGTATTTAAGTAATGATATCAAGAAGATGTTATTGGATGATCCAAAATCAATCACTTTAACGGTCGAAAAGATTAGCGATGATGCTCCTCATAACTATCGGTTATTATGTAAATTATCAGGAGTACTAAGCCAAGCCTGTCAATCGACGCTGATTCCTCAGGATGAGTTTGAACCTATTGAGTAAATGAAGAAAAGCCACCAAACGGTGGCTTTTCTTATTATGGGACTATATCTAGCGAGTAGGTATTAAACTGTATCGCCTCCTTGCCAAGCCAATCATTCATCTCCTGTAATCGCTTTTGTAGTGGCATTAGCTCATTTCGGACGAATACACGGCTTGCCTTCTCCACATCCCCAAACCCCCCAACATTATTCGGCATAATCCCCATCATTTGCGGCGGCACACGATGCGCCGCCATCATGTCGTCCCGGCTTACGTTCTTGATGTTCAGAAACTCATCCTTTGCCGCCACTTCTGACAGCGGGATGATCTGAAGCCCGTCCTTTTTGCCGTTAGGCGAGTACATAAACAGGTTGCGGAAGTTGCCCGGACCTTTGGCGCTTTTCATCGCGTTGCGGAGGTTGTTCACATCCTCCTGGTTCTGAGCGGCATCGGTCATGTACATTATGAATCCTGCATGGCTGCCATTAATATAATATTTGCGTCGGAACAGCGTGGCGGACTCGTTGAGCAGGGCTGACGGAATGGCAGAAAGATAGCCGGGCAGGCCGTAGATCTCCTGGTTGATATCGGGTTCCATCAGATGAAAGATGCTGCCTTTCGTGAACTGATACGGCTGGGTTGTCATACCGTATTGCACAAACCAGTAGGTATCCAGGTCTAACCCGCGTCGGGTGTATTTTGCCAGAGCAGGCTCAAGGGCGATAACTTCACCGAAGCGGTTCGTGCGTTTCTCCAGGTAGGCGTTACCAAATACCAGATAGTCCTGCACAAAACGTGAAAAAGCCTGCTGGCTAAGCAGCGGGTGAGGGATGTAGGTGCTGGTTAGAATGTTGCATTTCACTGCAATGGGTGAGCTGTGATGCACGGCGGCGCGGAAGGTTCGCGCCAGTCCGTCAAAGCTGACGGGCGGCTCATACCAACGGTCCATCTGTACGCATTCCACATAGTCCAGTAATTCTCGGCGGTCCAGTACTGGAATGGGATCGCCGAAGCTGAATGCTTCGGCTGAAGTCTGGCTTTTATGCTGGGTCTGGTTCTGCGACGCAGCGCGGTTCTTCTTACTCTTTCCCATCAAAAAATCTCCACAATATTGCTGGTATTGGCGGACTCGCCCTGCAGCGGTTCGTTAAACAGTGCGTGCATTGTTGCCCAGGCCAGATCGGCGTGGCTGGCTTCTTCGCTGCGGCTGGCTTCATAGGTCGGGCGGTTGCCACTGGCGGTGGTGGCGCGACGGATTGCCATAAATGACTGCGCTATGTCGGTGTGTCCGGCGTCAAACTCCAGACGGCGGTGGCTGATAATGTCGTAGGCCTTGAGTACCAGAGCGTTTTTAACGTTGGGGTTGTAGACAAACTCCCGGACGGCAGGAAAGAACGCTTTCACGTTCTCATAAACCCCGTGACCGACGCCTGTCGAGTCAATGCCGATATAGGTCACGTTGTACTGCTCGGTCAGTTTTTTGATTCCGCCCTTAATCATCTCAACCATGCGTTACAGCTCGATCCCCGCTGTGGCGTGAAAAAAGACAAACAGCAGCTGGAGCGCAGACTGCGCAATGACAGCCGCTGACAGAACGTGCCCCCGCGCACGGGCGGCACGGGGTGGCGAAAGGCACAGCCACATCAAAACCCCGTCCACCGCCCTTTATTTCAGGAGAAAGCAGCATGAAGTTTGTTGCGCCAGAACAGGCAACGCCGCAGGTTTACTTACTGCGCCGTTGTCGTCTTTGCGCCGCACGGCATCACTGACGGGAAATGTCCTGAAAACTGTAGCAGGTGCGCCGGTTGCACTTTTGCGGTCTGGATTATCCGGTTTACGTGCTGTTGCTGTTATGTTTATGAATCCTCTGGCGGTACTGCGCGGTGGACTGGCCGCCGCAGGCACGGTGCTGCGAGTACTGGCATCTGGTCCACTGGCGATGCTGCGCGTTGCCCTGTATGCCATATCTGGTCTGTTAGGTGCTCTGCTCAGTCCGATAGGTCTTGTGGTTACTGCACTGGCGGGCGTGGCGCTGGTTGTCTGGAAATACTGGCAACCCATCACCGCATTTCTCGGTGGCGTGGTGGAAGGATTCAAAGCGGCGGCAGGTCCCATCAGTGCAGCGTTCGAACCGCTTAAGCCCGTGTTCCAGTGGATTGGCGACAAAGTGCAGGCGCTGTGGGGCTGGTTTACTGATCTGCTGACGCCCGTTAAGTCGACCTCTGCCGAACTGCAGAGCGCAGCGGCAATGGGGCGGCGATTCGGGGAGGCACTGGCGGAAGGGCTGAATATGGTCATGCATCCGCTGGACTCCCTGAAATCCGGCGTTTCCTGGTTGCTGGAGAAGCTCGGCATTGTCAGTAAAGAGGCCGCAAAGGCAAAACTGCCGGAAAGCGTGACGCGTCAGCAACCTGCGACGGTGAATGCAGACGGTAAAGTGATGATGCCATCGGGTGGTTTTCCATCATGGGGATATGACTTTGCGGGGATGTATGACAGCGGCGGGTATATCCCGCGCGGGCAGTTTGGCATCGTCGGTGAAAACGGGCCGGAAATTGTTAACGGCCCGGCAAATGTGACCAGCCGGAGAAATACAGCTGCACTGGCTGCCGTTGTTGCCGGAATGATGGGCGTTGCTGCCGCGCCAGCAGAGCTTCCACCGTTGCACCCTTTGGCACTTCCCGCGAAAGGTGGAGAAGCAATTGTGAGTCGCGCAGCCACTGTGCCGCTCGTTCAACGGATTGAGGCACCGACGCAGATCATCATTCAGACGCAGCCAGGACAAAGTGCGCAGGATATTGCGCGGGAGGTGGCACGCCAGCTTGATGAACGTGAACGCAGGCTGAAGGCAAAAGCCAGGAGTAACTACAGCGATCAGGGGGGATACGACGCATGATGATGGTGCTGGGATTGTACGTGTTTATGCTGCGCACCGTTCCGTATCAGGAACTGCAGTATCAACGCAGCTGGCGACATGCGGCAAACAGTCGGGTAAACCGACGTCCGTCCACGCAGTTTCTGGGACCGGAAAACGACATGCTGACGCTTTCCGGTGTTCTTATGCCGGAAATAACAGGCGGCAGGCTGTCGTTGCTGGCACTGGAGCAGATGGCAGAACAGGGGAAAGCATGGCCCCTGATTGAAGGCAGCGGCACGATTTACGGCATGTATGTGATTGAGGGACTGAATCAGACTAAAACGGAGTTTTTCCGCGATGGTATGCCGCGCCGGATTGAGTTCACCCTGTCGCTCAAACGGGTGGATGAATCCCTGTCCGATATGTTCGGTGATCTCAGTGCGCAGCTGAATAATTTGCAGGATACGACAACGTCTGCCTTAAGCGATATCAGTAAAACGGTGGGAGGGCTGCTGTCGTGAATTTCAGCTCTGAACTGCTTAACAAAGGCAACAAAACTCCGGCATTCAGCATCAGTATTGAGGGTAAGGATATCACCACTGTGCTGGATAACCGCCTGATGAGTCTGACGCTGACGGACAATCGGGGCTTTGAAGCGGACCAGCTTGATCTGGAGCTGGACGACGCCGACGGAAAAATCGTGCTGCCGCGCCGTGGTGCGGTCATTACGCTGGCGTTGGGCTGGAAGGGGCAGTCGCTTTTCCCGAAAGGAGCATTCACGGTGGACGAGATTGAACACACTGGCGCACCGGACCGCCTGACTATCCGGGCGCGAAGTGCTGATTTTCGTGAAACCCTGAATATCCGCCGTGAAAAATCGTGGCACAAGACCACCGTTGGGGAAGTGGTGAAGGAAATAGCTGTGCGGCACAAACTGAAGATGGCATTGGGTGAAGACCTGTCGGATAAACCTGTGGAACATATAGACCAGACCAATGAGAGTGACGGCAGTTTTCTGATGCGGCTGGCGCGCCAGTACGGTGCTATTGCGTCGGTGAAAAATGGCAATCTGTTATTCATCCGGCAGGGACAGGGTAAAAGCGCCAGCGGTAAACCACTACCGGTTATCACTATCACACGTAAGGACGGCGACAGTCACCGCTTTACCCTGGCAGATCGCGGAGCCTACACGGGCGTAATTGCCAGCTGGTTGCATACCCGCGAACCCGCGAAGAAAGAAAGCACCACGGTGAAGCGTAAGCGCAGGACTAAGAAGCAGAAGAAAGAGCCGGAAGCGAAGCAGGGCGATTACCTGGTGGGTACAGATGAAAACGTGCTGGTACTTAATCGCACCTATGCCAACCGGAGCAACGCCGAACGGGCGGCGAAAATGCAGTGGGAACGCCTGCAACGTGGCGTTGCGTCATTCTCGCTACAACTGGCAGAAGGTCGGGCGGATCTCTACACGGAAATGCCAGTGAAAGTCAGAGGCTTTAAACAGCCGATAGATGATGCGGAATGGACTATTACCACCCTGACGCATACTGTCAATCCGGATAACGGTTTTACGACCAGTCTGGAGCTTGAAGTGAAGATTAATGATTTCGAAATGGAATGATTCTTCGTAATAGAGAACTTTTAAGTTTTCAAAATGGAATAATGCGGTATCATTATTGTGAATTTAGCAAAAATGGGGAGAACTCGAAAAATGATGATTTGCCCACTGTGTGGAAGTGCCGCCCATACTCGCAGCAGTTTTCAGGTATCTTCATTGACCAAAGAGCGTTACAACCAGTGCCAGAACATTAACTGCAGCCATACTTTTGTTACCCATGAAACTTTTGTTCGTTCGATTGCAACGCTAAAAGAGTCAAATCCGGTTCAGCCGCATCCAATGAAATCAGGACAGGTGGCGCTCTCTCTTTGACTCTGCCGCCAATTTGTCGCCATCGTTAAAAAACAGTGCTTCTAACATCATGATTTTAAACGGCATAAATTTCAGGCAACAAAAAACCCATCAACCTTGAACCGAAATGGCGGGGTTGATGGGCTCCACAAAATGGGGACATCAAAGAAAAGCAGTGGCACTAATTAAGACTGATGCCCTGCGGAAAAGTTCTGCGGTTGTGCAAAAAAATTTCATTTTCAGGGCAACTTCAGTTTTATCCTAATCCTGGCCATACCATGACGATGATTGTCCCTGCCAGCGTCAGCAGGACGTTGGCGATTGCGTAGGTGCCCGCATAGCCCAGCGCAGGGATGTTACTGCGAGCTGTATCACTGATGATCTCCATTGCCGGCGCGCAGGTGCGTGCGCCCATCATTGCGCCGAACAACAGTGCGCGGTTCATTCGCAATACATAAGCACCGAACAAGAAACAGATAACCACGGGCACAAGACTGACAATTAATCCGGCAATCAACATCTGACCGCCAATCGCGCCCAGGCCGTTATTAATACCGCTACCGGCGCTCAGACCAACGCCTGCCATAAACACCATCAAGCCGAACTCTTTCACCATGCTTAATGCACCTTGCGGAATGTAACCGAAGGTCGGGTGGTTAGCACGCATAAAGCCCAGCATAATTCCGGCGAATAACAACCCGGCAGCGTTCCCCATGCCGAAACTGAATGTGCTGAACTGGAAGGTGATCATCCCGATCATCAGCCCAATAACAAAGAAGGCGCAAAATGCCAGCAGGTCAGTGACCTGGCTGTGAATCGAGATAAAGCCGATGCGATCGGCGATGGTTTTTACGCGACGGGCATCACCGCTGACTTGTAAAACGTCACCTTTGTTAAGCACGACGTTGTCATCTATCGGCATCTCAATCTGGCTACGAATGACGCGGTTAAGGAAGCAACCGTGATCGGTCAACTTCAGTTGTGCGAGACGTTTACCTACAGCGTTATGGTTTTTAACGACCACTTCTTCAGTGACGATACGCATGTCGAGAAGGTCACGATCGAAAACTTCTTTACCGTTACGGAAGCTGGGATCGAGTCGGGCATGGGCGTCGGGATAGCCTACCAACGCTATTTCATCGCCCATTTGTAGCACGGCATCACCGTCTGGATTTGCCAGAATCCCGTTACGTCGAATACGTTCAATGTAGCAGCCGGTTTGTCGATAAATACCCAGTTCACGCAGATTTTTGCCGTCGGTCCAGGCCACCAGCTCCGGGCCGACGCGATAGGCGCGGATCACCGGTAAATAAACCTTACGGTTGGCATCAGTGTCCAGGCCACGTTCGCGGGCGATTTGCTGGGCGCTGGTCTGTAAGTCCTGATGCTGCAATTTCGGCAAGTAACGCGCACCAACAATCAAACTCACCAGACCGATTAAATAGGTTAAGGCATACCCGAGGCTCAGATTATCCAGTGCCAGTGAGAGCTGCCTGCTTTCCATGCCGGAATGACGCAGTGTATCGCCAGCACCGACCAGAACCGGTGTCGACGTCATAGAGCCTGCTAACATACCGGCCGTCAGGCCAATATCCCAGCCAAACAGCTTACCTAACCCTAAGGCGATCACCAGCGCACTGCCAACCATCACCAGTGCTAACATTAGGTAATTTTTCCCATCGCGAAAAAAAATGGAAAAAAAGTTCGGTCCGGCTTCGACCCCGACGCAGAAAATAAACAGCATAAAGCCAAGATTAAGCGCATCGGTGTTAATGCTGAAATGTTGTTGGCCTAATAACAGCGATACGACTAAAACGCCAATGGAATTACCCAGTTGGATCGAACCAAGTCGTAACTTTCCGAGACATAGCCCAAGCGCGAGGACCACAAATAATAACAGAATGTAATTCCCATTTAACAATTCGGCGACGTTTATATTCACGGAGGCTAACTTCTTGTTTACTAGTAAGCTGTTGAAAGAAATGGTAATTTACGATAATGTTTTTTACCAGAATTCAGGGCGCAGATTCATTCAGCGCACCTAAACGATAGTAAAGTAACAATATATTTTACTAGTGTAATCACATTAGGTATCAACGGCTATATGAATTGCGTTGGCCTATATTAGCATGGAATGCGAAGCGGCTTTATCTTACTGAACGCCACACTGGCGAAAAATGTGTTCGATAGACGCAGTGTCAGGAGGAACGAGTGAAACATAAACAACGTTGGGCGGGGGCAATCTGCTGTTTTGTCCTCTTCATTGTGGTGTGCCTTTTTCTGGCGACGCACATGAAAGGCGCTTTTCGGGCTGCCGGGCATCCTGAAATCGGCTTGCTATTTTTCATTCTTCCTGGAGCAGTGGCCAGCTTCTTTTCACAGCGTAGAGAAGTCCTGAAACCTCTGTTTGGCGCAATGCTGGCGGCACCCTGTTCGATGCTCATTATGCGGCTGTTTTTTTCACCGACGCGCTCATTCTGGCAAGAGCTGGCATGGTTACTAAGCGCGGTGTTCTGGTGTGCGCTGGGGGCACTGTGTTTCTTATTTATCAGTAGTTTGTTTAAACCACAGCACAGAAAAAATCAGTAAAGCCCTCAACGCGAGGGCTTGTCAGACGATCAGGCGTCCAGATTTTCTTTCACCCATGCAGCAAAATCGGTATAGCCGCCGATATGTTGCTGATCGACAAAAATCTGCGGCACGGTTTCTACGGGTTTACCTGCCTTTTGTTGTAGATCTTCTTTAGTGATCCCTTCCGCACGAATATCTACATACTGATACTGAAAATCATCGCGTTCATTGCTCAATTTCTCAGCCAGATCTTTTGCACGCACACAGTAAGGGCAACCCGAACGACCAAAAATAACGGTTTGCAT